GCATTGTTCCCTTTGTTAAGCCTCGCTGGGCAAGGCCATCACGGCGATCTTTTTTTACCACCCCGCCTTTTTTCATGGCTCGGGCCATCTTGGGTGGATTAAAATAGTCAAACTCAGAATCCTTTCCCGGCTGGTAATCCGGACCCGGCATAAACTTTTTGCGTGGCTTGGGTTTTAGACTGCTGATGCCGAGCTTTTCGGATATTCCCGGAATATGGTTTTGCAATGCTGAGTTCATTAGATTTTTATCATTTCTTGCAACGCCAAGAAATAGCTGTAAGCCTTCCTTGCCACTCAGCTTCAAATCCTTTTTCTTAGACATTATCCGCGCTTCGCTTTTGTCCGACCACGTTGTGCCATACCGTCACGAGGACACTTCACCATGCCACCCTTCTTCATCATCTTGGGTGCTTCGGCCATGCCTGCCATTTTGGCTGGCTGAGCCATGCCTTGTGGATCGACAGATACGTTACGTGGGTTTTGTACGATATCTTCGCCTTTGTCTCGGGCTTTTCGCAGGGCTTTACTAAGCATGCCTGCGACACCCATACCTTTGAGCCCCTCGATTCCATCATCGGCAAGTGCCGCGACCGGAGATACTGACTTAAGTGCGTTCTTTAACATTACCACTTGACCTTATGTGACCAGTACTTGGCACTGAGTTTACTGGTTGGTTTGCCTTGCGCATTGTGCCTTGCGTAATATGACTTCTTCCGTGCCTTGTCCTTCGCAGTCTTCGGGTTCTTCCCTGCACCTTTGACTCCTTGCTGACCGAAACGAATGAGCTTGTGCTTGTCGCCCTCTTTTGCCATAACAACATGGGACTTCGTTTTATGGTTCGGGGTCTTCTTCGGCTTATTAACGCCAGAAAGCCCCAGCTCCTTCATTTTGTTCTTGACACGCTCTGGGGTAGCCATTACTCGTAAAACACGTCAGCTTCAAAAAGGTTCGACATTACAAGGTAGGTGCCGAGTCGTGTAATGAAACCATTGTTTGGTACTATGACTACATTCTCAAATGTGTCAGCCGCCGCAGTCCCCCTGCACATTAACCATCTCTTAGGTGTTGCGCCACCGGATCCACTGTTCGCCACGTATGTGCATGCAGGATCGCCAGTAATCGTGTCTGAGTTCAGCATGGTGACTGTAAACGTGTTCGCGCCAGTCACTGTGATTTCGTAGTTGCCCGACACGGCAGTACCGCCAGTTCCTGATTCAAAACAGATACCAACCACGTCGCCTGTAGTTAAGCCGTGACCATTATCTGTTACGGTTACTGTTGTTCCTGACTGACCATAGGTACCAGACACTGGCGCTGTATCTGTGTCAAAAATAGTCAGCTTCCCGGCACTCGCAGTGCCTATAACTGAAATCACCTTAAGGCGATGGGGCCCGAGAACGGCAAAGCCACTCTCACGTTTGCTGACCTGAAAAACTTGCGACAAGCTGTTCACAAAAATTCTCCTTTAAGAATGGGGCCCTTCGGCCCCTTTCTTGTTTTCTTCAATTTCTTTAAGCAGATAGTTCAGCATGCCAATAGCTCCATTGGCCTCATGAAACATCTGGATATACTTATCCCTCTGCTCTTCTGCCTGAGCTTTAAGCCGCTCTAAGCTCTGCTTATCAGACATCAGGTAGTGGTAGCTTCGCTTGTGTACAGGATGACATAGTAGTCTGTTCCTGCAACACGACACTTCAATGTACCACCTACAGTTGCTGGGGCAGTGTTACCTGTCTGGAACACATGTCCTGTTCCCGCAGTGACACCCGCAAGGTTAAACAAGCGCACATTGTCGTCGATTGTTGCAACATTTGCGCCCTGTGTTGAAATGTGAATGAACGAAGTCAACGTGCCTGTGTCAGCGCTTGCTGGTGCATTCAATTCAATTTCAAGGGGGGCGTATGTTCCTGCGTCTGTTCCAGCAGACAAAGTCATTTCAGCAACGAACGCTGAACCAAGACCAGTTGTCTTGCCCGAAGCACCGTATACAGTAATGGCCTTCATCGCGTTTGAGTACGAGCCTAATGCCGCGTTAGCGTTCAATTGGAAGCGAGCACGACCGGCCAAACCGCCTGCGCCTGTCATGGTGTTTTCCATAACAATTGGCTCGACGTTTGCTGTACCTGTGTCGTCACTTGAATAAGTAAGATCAATCGCACCATCAGATGCAATATCAAGGGATGTGGTGAAAGCTCCAGTTGTTGCGCTCTTGTCAACGACCTCGAAGCCGCCTTCGGACCGGACTGGTCCTGTGAAGTTTGTATTCGCCATTATAAAGTTCCTTTTAAATATCTGTATTTGATAGCCAGTTTTCTGACAGCGCTTGTGTCTGCCTTCAATGCGCGAGCAATAGCCGCGTAACTCATGTGATCATTGTTAACAATAAATTTAATCTTGCTAACAAACTCAGGATCAGACATGAACCTTTTCCGTTGGGCTGACGAGAGCTTTTCTCTGTACTCAGTTGCTTTGACTCCTCCGTGTGATTTTTTCCACGCATGGGGGCCTTTGCAAAACTGGCTATGTTAAAAAAAAGTTCTTCCTCAAAATGAGCTTCGCCAGAAATAAACGCTTCCTCTATGAGATCCATCTCTTCGGGATCTTCACAATAAACCTCAATGCTCCAAGAAAACGCATTTTCACCGTACTTGTTAAACGCGTTTTGGAGTTTGCTGTTAGCATGCTCACCCTTTCTTAGGGTTCTGAAATGCTCCGCAATTCTTTTTTTAATGTTAACCGACTGACCAACGTAACACTTGTTTGTCAAGTCGTTGGTAATTTTGTATATACCGCATACATCGTTAGAATATGGCATCAACTACTCCAGTAGCCCATGCATACAGTATAGCAAAAAAAGGGGCCCGAAGGCCCCTCGTATTTAGGTTGCTCCGGGTGAACCGAAAATTCCCAATGGGTCAGAGACACCGAATGAGTAACGCTCACGCGCCTTGTAGCGCACGTTACCTGTGTCGAAGTCACCGTCCATAGACGTTTGCATTGGAGTTCGCACGAAGTGCTTCATTCCGTTTGGTACGTCTGTCACGATGAAGAACGCATCGCTGTCAGTCAAGTAGTGGTTGACACGATAGCCTTCTGGGATTGACCCGTTATTACGCAGTGCGTTGATATCGTTATCCGCTGTACCAACACGCAGATCTGTTTCGAGCAAACGAGTTGCAACGAACATCAATGCAGGTGGAACAATCAGCTTACGAGGACGCGCCGCGATCAAAAGACCACGCTCGTCTGTGAAAGCCGCGATATCAATGACAGCTTGCTCAAGAGAAGTCTCGTTGAGATCAGCGTCAGTTTCTAGCTTGTTACGGTTGGTTCCGCCTTCAACTGTTGGGTGAGATGCAGAGAACAGAGTCACTCCATCGCCCGAGTTGAAAGTTGTGAAACCATTGTTCAACAGTGCCGCCGCTTTTGTTTGCTTTGTGTACGCCATTGCACGTGCAAGTGCCTTGGTGTAACGAGCAGACAGTGCGTCGTACAGGTTATCTTCCATCGCTTCTTCAGTGACAGAGAAACCCATTGCAACTGTTTCGTGGTTGTAACGCGCAGTGAAAGACTCTTGTGCAGTGTCATAAGTGATCGCCGCACCTTCGTTCTTCACAGGAGCCGCGCCAAAGCCTGACAGCTTGACTTCTTCCTCGAATGAACGCTCAGAGTTTTCGGTTTCGTAGATCTCAGCATGCTCGTTTTCGTACTTCTCGTACTCCAAGCCGAACAGTGCGTTAAGACCGGGTAACAGCTCTTTAAGGAGCTGGGAACGTGAAATAGCCATTATCTAGCTCCTTATGCTAAACCAAGTGGGTTATGGTATGAATGAACACCCACGTTGAGTTTTACATAAAACTCAGGGTAGTCATCCGCCTCTGTGCCCGGTACAACTTCAACGATGCGAACCGCAAGTGTTGATGTTGCCGCAAGGCTTCCGCCGTTTGCTCCAACAGCCAATGCAACACCAGACTTACCAGTTGATGTTGAACCAGATGTGTTGTAGTCAAGTGCCGCGTTCATGCCAACTGCGCCAGCAAAGCCTGAGCCGTCTGTGCCGCTGTTGAATGTGCCAAGAGCCGCCGTGCCCTTCACTTGGAAGATCAGGTCTGGATCGTCAGCTACACGAACGAATACTTCGGTCGCGCCGCCTGTGACCAAGTTGGCTGGCAAGAAATTGTCGTATTGAACGACGCCATTTGAATCGATGTAACGACAACCAACGCATACGCCCATGATACCGGCTGTTGCGTCTGATGATCCGCTTACATCGAATGCGACTGGTGTCGCCGATACTGCGCTCGGAAGACCGGCTGTTGACAATACAACAAGGTCGCCATTGAAGATGGCCGCTGAGTTGTTTGTCTTGACCGGATACTCCCGGAACGCACCATTGTAATAGCCGAAACCGAGCTTCTGCTTCGGAATCAGACCATATGGGGTGCTGTTTGCAGACATGTTTTTCTCCTAAATATGTCTATGCGGCACCCCTAACTATTAGGAGTTGCCGCTACCAAATGATACTTTCGTTGAACGCTCAGGTTTCAGCATCGGCATACGAGGATCGCTCTCACGCATGTAGTTGTTGTCCACTGATTCCATCTGACGTTCGTTGATTTCTTGGAGGTATTCCTGACGAGCCTGCACGTTCTCTTTGGTGTTCTTACACAACAAAAGACCGCCGACTTCCACATTACCCTCAAAGCGTGAATCAATATCTGACATGACCTGAAGCTCTGGATGATCTTCTGATCGGACTGGTTCCCAGCCCTCACGAAACTTTGCAGAGACGTTGGTGTTGTCAGCTTGACCAAGCATTGATGTCCTAATCCAGCGATATGAATAGCCTTCAGAGGACTCCGGTGTTGGGATACGTGATGCAGGTTGCCATAGCTTTTTGCGCTCAGTCTTTTCTCGGGTCTGAGTTTCCCGTGGTGCTCTTGTGCTCATTACCGCATCTCCTTCAACATTTGCGCCGCATATTGTTCGTTTGTGAGCCCGAGTCGCTTGGCGAGTGCGACTTGGGATTGAGTCAGCTTGATTTTGCGAGGTCCTTTTGTTGCCCTAGAGGCAGGGGCGACCACGTTACCCGGCTGGCGTTGCTGACTCCCGCCGAAGTTTTCTGGAAACCGCTTACGCATATTCTCGTCGATAGCGGCATAGTATTCATCTGAGGATGTGTCATAGCCTTCTGTGACCAACCTCTGGTGGACACCAAACGCAAATGAGGTCATCTCTGGATCCTTCTGGAACCAAGGGTTACTCTCTGCCCAAGCCTGTGCTCTTGCATCTGGCTTCTGGACCTGTGGGCGTGGTGCCTGTGTAAAATCTGGGGCCGGTGACTCTGTGTACTGTTGGGGCCGGTAATCACTAATCTTGAACTTCTCTGATTGAAGTGCAGTTAGTTGTTCTTGGGCCTCGATGATCTTGTCTGTGTCACCAGTTTCATATGCAGTTCTGTAATTGTATTTCGCCTGTTCTATTTGGGCGTCAATTCTGCTTCGGGCTTGGTTAACTAAAACTTCTTCGCCTTGCGTCAAAGTCTTCTTGAGGCGATTGTTTTCTTCATGTAACCGCTTTGCGGCACTAATTGCCTCTTCACGAATCCGCTCAGCTTCTTCTTTGCGGCGGCGCTCTTCGTGATACTCGAAACGTAACTGCTTGATTCTCTTCTGAACATTCTCAGAATAGTTTTCAATCTCGCTGTCTTCAGGGATTTCAGGTTCTTTGTCGTCCTCTCGGCG